AAGTGCTTGCGGGCGGCCTTCCTAAAGCTTGCCTCGTACTTATCTAGCCGTGGCTGCATGTCTGCCACCCGCTTTTCACCTTGCTGGAATCTATCAGCGGCTCGCTTCTCTACTCTCTTTTTTTTTTGATTAGCTGCGCGCTTAAGCATAACAGCTAGCTCTCGGCGGGCACGTTTCTTAGCCTCGTCTGCTAGTTTCTTGTCGTCTTGCTCTTTGTTGCCTTGCTCTTTGTCCTCGTCGCTCTCTGCGGCTTCAGGCTCTTTGTCTTCAGTCTTTGGCGCTGGCTCGCTCTCTTCGCTCTTACCAATCTCTACACGGCCAGACGGACGATACAGCACGTCACCACCTTCAATGGGCGGCAGGTCTAACGTCTTGCGCACCTCATTAACCGTCATCCAGTTATTGATGGCAGCCGTGTTGGCGCTCGCTTCTACGCTTGAGTCGCTCGGTATAAAGTCTACAAAGGTAAGCTCGAGCGATGGATCGAACGGATCAATTACGTACTTATTGATAAAGTTACAGAAGGCACGGACACGTGGCAGCAATGTATACTTGGCAAAGTGATACTCGGCAGCTTCCATGTTAGCCCTGTTAGCCGACGTGATCATACCAAGCAGCGCTGGAGACACACGAAACATGGCTAGAATCTCGTCACGGCTCAATTTGCGGCCTTCTAGAAAATCCATATCGCGTTGGGTCAAAACGAATTGCTTAGCAGATGCGCCTCCACCAAGGATCATTGGTACATAAGCGTTTTGCCCACCACTGTAAAACTCGATAAGCTGCTGTTTTAGCCGCCTAAACGCAACATCTGTCATCTGCTTTTCAGACTCGATGATCATACTAGGCCGTGCGCTGTTAGCAAAAAAGCGCTGGTTGTAGTCTACAGCCTTATCGTCAGTGTCTACTGCGCCGGCTGCGGCTTGGATAACCGACATACCATTGCGTGGGCTAGCCGGATTAGGTCGGTAATCACGGTAAAACTGCCGCTCTGTGTCTGTGTTCATCCAGTAGTAATCACCATAGCGCATAATTTCGTCGCCGGTGTCTTTGTTTACCTTGTACTCTACAAGATGAGCAGGTAACACAGTAAGCGCTGCTGGTAAGCCTCGCATCTCTGTATTTTCGCCCGTAGGCACAATGTAGCTCTCGCCGTTAATGTTCAGGTAACTAGCGTGTAGGTATAGCATCTGCATACCATGCTGGCTGTCTGTTGGGCTTTGTAGCAAAGAGAGTATAGGGTGCTCGGTAATCGTGTTACGGTTGCCGTTCCTATCTGTCTTCACTAGCTGAAACTCTACACCACTGAAAGCTTCAGCGATAAAGTCGTTAGCAGCAAAAACCCAGCCTTTGTTGGCTGTGACTTGGCTTGCTTTGTCTTTGTACTCTTTTATTTTGCCACCTTGGAATGATGGCATACCAGCGTTGTACGTATATACTCCGCCGTCATCGCTCAGGTAGTTGGCGCGTGATTCCGCCGGCTTCTCTTGCCGGTTTAGTACTGCGTCGTACACCCTTTGCAATAATCCTTTGTTATTGGTCATTAGCTTATCATCCTATTATTGTTAATAGCGAATCCAAATATCGCCCTCATCCTCATTAGAGATACCCATACAAATACTCCAGAATGAGTCACCATGTCCCTCTGGAGACTCGAGTGCTTGCAATGCGTTGTCTACCATGAGGAGTTGGCTCGTCTGCCTTTGCTCATTGATCAGACTGATACGGTTGTTGGTTATGAGCATGTCTAGGTTAGCGGCCATCTTTGTTTGGTTCTTGGCGTTTAATGTTACCGGCTCCATAACAGGGTTTAGTAATCCCTGCTCAGCAAATCCCTCAAATTCAGCCCTAGTATTATCATAGTACAGTTTAGAGACATTGAATAGTTCGCATATCTGGTTTAGCTCTTTGTACTGCTTCTCGTATTGCCAGCCGTCCATCCAGAATGAGTATATTTGCCGGTAGCTTATAATCTCGTCGCCGTCTTCTGTCTCGCTGTACTTTTTGATGAATAATGCTAGGTGGCTTGGGTGGCGTTTCTTGCCAATGTCAAAGCCGCCAACTACTACAGCGTCAGCTAGCGCCTTATTCCAATCTTTTTTCTTCCAGCATAGCTCTGTACTCACGCTCTCTAGGGCTTCACGGTTGATATAGCTGTCTTCGTTATAGACAGGCTGCGCCATGTACTCCTGGTTAAACGTCTTGTCGCCCTGCGCTGCTCTAATCTTCATAAGGTCATCGAATGTATAAAAGTCAGGCCATAGTACCTTCTTGGCCTTCCAGTCTAGAATGGCGGGCGTAAACCATTGGGCAAATAACGTGCTTAATCCCTTATCAAAGAAAAAGTCGTCGTTTGTCTGCGGCGTACCGACAACGTAGCACTCACCACCTTTGTTTACCATAGGCAGCAACTCTGTGGAGACGATACGGTTGATCTTGCGAATGACGGTAGGCTTCAGCTTATTCTCGGGGTCTTTTAGCGGGTCGTCTACGTAGATAAGGTTGGCGTGGATACCACGCTTAAAGGCGAGGAGGCCGGCAGGCTTTACGAGAAACTTGGGCGCTTTGTCGAGTGTCTGGTTTGGGCCTACCTTCGCAAAACCAAGCACGGAGTCTGTTTGGCTCTTGTAGTTGGTAAGCTCTGAATAAAATGGGTTGATAGCTACAAGGCTACGTACCTTCGATAAGTGGTAGGCTGCTAGCTCGCTGTTATAGCTAAAGTACCAGCCCTCTACCGGACTGCGTCGTTTCTCTCTCTTAAAGCGCAATAAGTGCCACATGAGACGAGCGTACAGGCGCGTGCTCTTAAAGTGGCCACGTCCTGTGATATACATAGCGTATGGGTGTTTGTCCATGTGAGCACATACGTCAGCAACGTACTGCCCACTCACAAACTCGTCTTGGAATGAGAGGGCAAATACATGGTTTACAAAGTAGTTAAAGTCATCAACTGCTCTGCGCTCTATCAGCTCCATCGCTGCTGCTGCTTTCAGTTCCAGCAACTCCCTCGATGATTCTTGTAAGTTCTTCATCGCTCATACCCTTAATCGCACCAGATATTTTTACTGTGGTTTCCGACTTTGTCGGTGCTTCAGCTCCTACGAGTTGTGCCGCCTGCTTTAGTGCTGCTAGTGCGTTTGCCCTTTCTCCGTTCTTCATAGACTCGTAATACACGTGGTTGATCTTCTCCAGCTGTGTCTCCACAAAGTCTGGTATTTGATCCTCGTATGAGGCTTTGATACGCTTTTTAGCTGCTGCAATGTACTTTTGGGCCTGGCGCTCGCCAATACCCCATTGCTGCTTGATTGTCTGCTTAATAATGGTGGTGCGTGCACCGTTCAGCATCTGCGTTAGCACCATCTCAAGCCGCATGTCCGTTATCTCTGCGTCTTTAATATCGTTTTTTGTTATATCTAGATTCTTAACCGGCGGCACTTTCGTCTCAGTGTCGCTTTTTGCATCTAGGCCGCGTTTTTTCGTCTTTGCCATGATCACATTATACATCAAAAGAAAGAGACGCAACAATTGCTGCGTCTCACCATAAAGGAGGAATCTGGCAGCTGCGCCCACACACAGCTACCAAATATTCTACACCTTGTGCCAGTCCTTGCCAAGTACCCCTTTTGTACAGTCAAATACTTCGTCTGCGATATACCCACCTAGCTTATTGTCTTTGCGATACACAATGTAGTTGTAACGTCGTGCAACCGCCTTTTGTTTTAAGCCCTCGAGTGTACCGTAGCTAAATACCTCACCGTTACTTAACCGACGCGCTACCCACACGCCAGCTGGTATACCGATGCCCTTTGTCTCCTCATTGCGGTACTTTATCTCTACTGTTTCGTAGTCCATGTTTGTTTTACCTGTTTGTTAAAATGGAATGTCTGCGATGTTGATGTCAGATACTGGCGCTGGCTCATCGTAGTTAGCCTGTGGCGCTGTTTGGGTGCTACTTCCATCGCTATTGTTCTTACCACCGATAAAAGCAAACTCATCTACAACCACATCGATCCTGCTACGATTGTTGCCATCCTTATCTTGCCAGTGGCTTTGATTTAGCCGGCCAGAGACGAGCAGCGGATCACCTTTGTGGAGGTACTGCGCGATCGTCTTGCCGCCTTTATTCCAGGCCGTACAGTCAATGTACGCAACATCATCGTTGCGGCCGTTTACTGCGAGCGTAAAGCTGGTTACGCTGTGTCCGCTGTTTGTTTGTTTTGTCTCAGGGTCACGGACTAGGTTGCCCATTACCACTGCTTTGCTAAAACCTTTTGCCATTTTGTCTTTTCCTTTCTATTCTACGGCTACTTTTGTTTTCTTAATCGCTGCTATTGGCGGCAGCATACCTATGATCTTGTCGGCTACTTCCTCTTCAAACTTGGCATTTTGTGCTCTGTCGCTTATCAAGCGGCGTAGCGGCAAACTCCATAAGCATGTTGAATAGGCGCTTGCGCTTCTTGGTTTGTAGCGTCTTAAACCAATCAGTGTCGGTATCGACTGCAAACCCGCAAGTCTTACTTACGTATGCATATCGATGATATTTAGAATCATCTACGTAGTAATAGTGCTCATCGCCGGTATAAAGTTTAAGCCCCATACTGGCTAGTTGCTGCTCAAGTTCGCTGATCGTCATCGCTCTACCTTCTCAAGCTCGAATTTCTTACCAGTAACCTTGCTAACACGCTCCGCGATTATCTCAGCCATCGCCTTTGGATGAGCCAACGCTTCGTAAATATCGTCATTAAGTATTAGCTTTTTGCCGTCAGCGCCATAATCTGCAATATACAGCTTGTACCCGACGTTTTCGTTTTCTTCAAATACGGCGTACACACGGTAGTTGTAGTCTTCACGATCTTTGATCGGCGTAGTCGAAAACTCGAACAATAAAGCCATAAGAGATAGGCTATCTTCGTAGTTATTATTTGACATTGTCGTAGTATACGTATCGACAGAAAACATCGTGGATCGTGACACTACAGCACATGTGCTGCCATCCTTTATAATATGATACGCACCGATGGTATGCTCAACACTATAGCCAAGCGCCATTACCTGATCTTTAAACTCATTAGCTGTCATAAATTACCTGCCTTAATCTTGTAATTACTTTTGACTGTTTCGAGGTGCTGCGCGATCTTCTCGGCAAACTCCATGGCTTGTAGGTCTGTGAGGCCTTCCACCTTAAACTCGATTGCGTCGATAGCGGCCATGATCTTCTCTTTGTCCGGCGCTGCTGCTGCCTTGCGAGCTTCCTCTGCTGCTTTAGCTTCCGCTTCAGCCTTGGCACGCTCCTCTGCTTCCTTCTCGGCGCGGAGTCGTGCGGCCTCTGCTTCCGCCTCTGCCTGCTTGCGCCTGGCCTCTGCGGCCTCAGCTTCAGCCTTGGCTGCGCGCTCAGCTTCTGCCTTACGCTTGGCCTCTTCGGCTTCTGCTGCGGCTTTGGCGTCTTCGTTTGCCTGCTTCAGCTGTGCGAGTAGTTGCTCGAATTTCTCATCGCTCAAGCTTGTGAGTGTTGGCTCGTACAAACTAATATCATCTGTATACATCATCAGCTTGGCGCGCCGTTCTGCCAGCTTTTCCTCTTGCTGTTTCTTCAAGAGGTTTTCGGCGAACTTCTCTTGGTCTTCGAGATACTTCTCAGCTTCACCGATAATCTTGGCCGCTTCACGATTTACAAAGTCGATTGCCTTTGACTGCTTCAACACGTCTGCCTTCAGAAAGTCGTGTGTCTTTTTGATCTTGACGCGCTGGCCGCGGAGTGCAAGCCGCATCTTGCGAGCTTTCTGCATCTCCTCTTTTTGTGATACGTCAGTTACAACAATGTCTTTGTAAGTGGCGAGAATCTCGCCAACTTCAGTAAATGGTGCGCCGTAAGCCTTAATGAGCTGCTCGGCGTCTGTAATCTCAAGCCCCGATTTTACGAGGCCGTCGCGAATGTCTAGCACCTGGCTATTTGTTGCCATCATTTACCCCCTTTCGTATTTGTTCAATATCTTGCCGGACGCGGGCTACTGCCTCACGCCCGTGCGCTGCTGTGTACGCCATCAGCTGTTCAAACAGTTCTTCTGCGTTGGTTACTTCTGGCAAGTCGTTCTTGTCTTTGCCAAAGCCTTCAACCACAGTGTCTGCTACTATCAGCATCAGGGCGCGCATCTTTGGGTCTACTTCCACTTTACCCCCTTTGTTTTACTATTGCTGTTCAAGTGCGAGCTTTTGGATTTTCTTGCGCTTCCTCAAGTCTGCCTTAATGTCATCAATGACGTGAGAGGCTTCGAGCGCCCAAGTCGCACGGTTTTGCATAATGGCAAGGTCTACAATGTCTTCTGCGGTCAAATCAACCTTGCTGTTTTTGTTGTTTATTTGCTCAAGTAAGATAGTACGAGCAGCTTCGCACGCCATGTACATCATAGCTGCACGCATTACCTTATTGCGGTCTTCGATACGGTTTTGTAAATTGGCCATCTGGTCTTTACTCCTAATTTTTAATGTTCAAGTTTAGTTGTGTTATGTGTAATAGTTATTTCTCGCCCTGTTTAGTATCCTTTCGTCTTACTTATCTGCTCTTATTATAGCAAATGCACGACGAAAAACAATAGAAATTACAAAGATTTTTACTTTTCGTCTGTGGAAAAGTCGATAACGGCAAGGTCGTCGATCGCTTTGTCTGGATCGCCGTTAGTGTATACCATTACGTCTGTATGGATACGGGCCACCTTGCGTACATTGTTGAAATTCTTGGCTGCATACTTGCTCGTGTCTGTGTTCTCAATAAAGATAATGTGGTTGTATAGGTCGACTTGGCCGTTGTAGTCGCCAATGTAGCACTTTGTAAGGTGTGGTATGTCATTGATCGCGCCGCCGTTCTTCACGTCGCTACGCTCGTAGTTACCAATGGCAATAATAAAGCGGTTTGGCTTCATCTTTTTGGATAAGTCGGATAGTAGAAGGTCACTATGTTTATCTTCTGTGTTCATGTCGTATAGTACCAGGTCTACCGTCTTGTCGGGGTGATCGATAAAGTAGCCGGTAATATCACCGTTTACGTAGGCAAGCCCACCATCGTTTGGCGTGAGTATCTCGGCCGCTTCGGCTTCTAAATCTGCATCGTTCGCTTGCAAGCCAATAAAGTTGTAGCCGTTTTTAGCCGCTACGAGGCCCGGTGCGCCGTTTATTGGGTTAAGATGCATAATGAGGCCACCTTGTGGGCAAAACCACTCATACAGCGTTTGGTACAGCGTGGGGCTACGTTCTCCGGTATCCACTCCCGACTCCGCCCACAGTTCATCGCTCTTGATCCAATCTAGCTTGCGCCCGTCTATAACAGACTCAGGCATTAGCTTCGTACCACTTGGTGATATGAGCCGCTCAGTGTCCAGGTCTTTAATCTCTAGCTTGTCTAGCCGTAGCTCCAGGTAGTCTTGGTCAAATTTTAGCTCGTCTAGAATCTCTTCAAGCTTTAGCTCGTCATAACGGCCGCTAATGGCTTGGCTATTCAGTAGGACGTTTAGCTTGATCTTGTCATGCTCGTCCAGGTTAAGACGGATACATGGCACGTCAATAAGGCCGGCGGCTTGGGCGGCTCGTGTACGTTGGTGGCCACCAATGATTGTGTTGTCGTGATTGATAATTACAGGGTCGACGAGGCCAAATGTCTTTATAGACGACACAAGCCCCGCAAACTCATCTTTATCGATAATGCGGGGGTTTCTCTCGTCAAACTTTAGCTGGTTTATGTTGATGTGCTCGATCTTCATAGTGCCCTTTCTTTAAATAAGAGTAGGGCCGCGTGGGACAAGCTGCACGGCCCTACAAGCATTTTATCACAAACCCAGTTCTTTAGCCTTCGCCTTGGCTTTTTCGCCCTTCAGGCCTGCCAGCTCTTTGCTCTGGTGTTCTGTAATTGGCTCTGTGATATATTCACCAGACACGCCAAGAATTTGGTCGATTACACATAGCCCACCAGAGTGGCCGATTACAACATTGTTGTATACGGTTACTCGTGCCTGCACCGGTTTGCCGGCGAGGAACTTCCAGCCTTTCTTGGTTACAACCCACATGCGAGGAACTTGCACGCCCTTCTCATTCTTCACCTTAGCTACAAGTCCATGTACTCGCAACTTCGTAACTTGTGCGCGTATAGAAAATGGACGGTCAATATCGTTTGCGTCTACACTGCGCGGGTCGCTTTTACCTCCAGACACTTGGCGTCGTGTAATGCGTGCAAAGTCTTTTAGTAGATAAACCATGCCGGGCGTGATCTTGTATTTGTACAATACTATCTTTCTGCCACAGCACTTGCACATACCCTTATTGTCGCGTGCTTCAAGGATTGCTTTTACTGTAGTTTCAGTTTTGCTCGACATGTTACATCTTCTCCAGGTAGCTATCTACTAGTGCTTCGTTCAGCATTTGATCCACATCGTCCCATTCCTGCTGTTCTTGCTTGCGCCGACTGATAAAGTTTTTGATTGTGTTGATAATACTCATTTGGCTTTTGTCCTTTCGCCTTAAGTTGTTGATAGTTTCAGTATATATGCACGACGTTAGAAAGTCAACACTTTTTTCAAAGAAAAACCCAACTTTATTGTTGGGTGTTCTCCTCGATCCACTTTTTGATAAAGGCGTCACGCTCTTGCTTATTAGCCATACGCTTGTAGTCGTGGCCGCACTCATCGCGCCAAGCCCTGTTAGCTTCAGCCTCTGGCCCTTCGCTGCGGTTGTCTTTTTGATCACCCATAGCTAGGCGTTGTGCTGGCGGTACTACCGGCCCTTCTGGCTTCGTATAGTCGATGCTTGCAAGGCGGCCTTTGCCTAGGTAATGCACTTGACCCTTTGAGTCTTGGATGGCTACCAGCCCCGCGTCTGCTGCTAGATCGCGAATCTTGTCGGGCGACTGCTCCATTAGTTCGATTTTTTCACCATCGTAGGTAGTAAGTGTATATGGCATTGTGTTTTCTCCCTTCTCTTTTAGTATACCTTATACTTACGTTGTTGCTCTTCTCTCATACGTCGCATACCATTCTCGATAGCTTTTGCCTTATGAATCATGTCAAGTTCATTGCCAATCTCCGGTTTATACTTGTACTCCCACGAACGGTAATTGATACGTAGAAAGTCAAAGTATTTGATACACCAGTCGTCGCCTCGTACGTCCTCTAGGCGCTTTACGTGCTTTTGTGCTGTTGCGTTGTTCTTGATAGAGATACCAAGCGCCTTGGCTGCGTCGTAGAAGGCCTTTAGCACAGGGTCGTATCCTTTACGGTCGCTCGTACGTGGCGTAGCAAGCGGGCTATCTGCTACTGATGTTGGTACATTTTGTTGCACGGTCGCTACGGCGCTAGTTTGCGCCGGCGTATTAGCCGGCAGTTGTTGTGCTTGTATATTTTGCTGCTTCTCTGCCTCCTCTTCGGCTTTTCGTGCGTCTGATTCAGCGATAACCTCTAGCTTAAGCTTGTGGTACAAATCCTCGTCGATGACATTGTTGCGCCGGTCGTAGTTGTCGGCTTCGATGTTCTTTGTCTGTAGGGCGCATTGCTCTGCCGTAGTAAGCTCGCGGGTTGCTTCTCGTGGTTTAGACACAGCAACCTCTTTTGGCTCTTCTACCTCCTCAGGTGTGGTGTCCAGTTCGGCTGTCATACCGCCTGTAATAATCTCCTCATACCTGTTTGCGTTTACAGTGTCGCCTTTCTTTCGTAGGGTCTCAATATATGCCCATTGCTGGTCTTCGTTTGCCCGCATAAAGTTCTTGTCGCGCTCTTCTCTGTCGTGATTCTGTCGGTACTCTTCGACAGGGCTCGGCTTTTCTTCGTCGTCTGCTTTGTTCTCAGTGTCTACCTCGGTATGTGTAGGCATAGTTGATTCTTCAGCAATAACGTCTGAAAGGTCTTCGGTTTCAATCTCGGCCTCTTTGTTGCGCGGTTTAGACGTTTGTGCTTTAACGATACTTCGCTTTTCTGTGAGGACTTGGCCATTTGCTGTTGTTGCTGTAGCGTTTTCAAAATCAATCTCAAGCATTGGGCGTATAGCGTCCCGTACAAGTGAATTGCCTTCCATGTGGTAGTCTACATTAATCCACCCGCTCTCTTTCATTAACCAAAGATACTGTTTGACGGTCGACGTTTTCTTGTCTAGTTCAGCGGCTAATGTGCTATTTTTAGCAAAACAATACCCATGCTGTTGTGAGTGTTTCTCAATCAATTTATACAGGGCTACACAGGTAAGTGTGCTTTTGCGGCCGTGCGCCATCGCTTGTCCACTCAGAAATAGGTCAATATTGATTGATTTAAGCATTGTTACTTGTCCTTTTTACCGTAAAGGCTATTGTAACGTGTAATGAATGAGAATGTCATTTTTGCCTTCTACTTTCTAGAAACAAATACCGTCTACCCAATAAAGCTTGCGATAGACGGTAGACGGCATTTGTCCCTGCTTTATTGATTCGTCCATCGCACTTTCAGTATAGCACGTCCAACAATAAGATGCAATAGCTTTTTGTCGTTTTCACCCGCTTTTTTCGTCCGCCGGCCACGCCGGCAACAAGCGAACGAAGTGAGCGCGTTAGTAAATCCTGGCCTATATCCAATCCTAAAGTCCAATCCTTAATCCTATCCTTAATCCTATCCTTAATACGTTTATTCTCATAAACCCCCCGTTTATTTCTATAAACCCCCCGTTTATCACAATGTACACCTACCCGTTTATTTTGATAAACCCCCCATTTATCAAAATGTACACCACCCGAAAAATCTCCCAAAAAAGTGTTGACTCTCAACGTCGTGCATGCTACTATAAGACCAGCTAAAGATTAAAAGAAAGGACAAAATCAATGGCTAAAAACACTAACACAACAAACACAAATATTATTAATAAGGTTACAAAACCATTCGCAAAGGGCCTTACCATCCTTGACTTGGTAGCCCGCCTCGCACTTGGTATTGCAGTATGGTTTGTGCCAGTTCCTAAATTCATGGTATACGCCGCTACATTCTTGGGCGCTGTTGCAGCCTTCCAAACAGCTGCTATGCTATGGAAGGCACAAAAATAATCACCTAGTGCCATATGAAGAACATTTATAGGTGGGAAAGGATGACGGACAGCTTGAGAGCTTTAACCGGAATCATAGCAATACTATTAGCCTTAATGGCAGTACCTCACATCAACAAATCGGCAGCATCGACAAAGTACGAGGCAACGCCGGAAAGAAAAGAGCAGCAAGGCGAAGTTGCAAAGCGCCTCGAGAAGCTCGGTATAGAGACGCGCCAACAAATTGAGGCTAAAGCCAAGATTGACGCAGAAAACCAAGCTAAAGAGCAAGCAGCTTTACAAGCCAAGCTCGCCGCGGAAGTAGAGGCTAAAGCATGGATGGTGTCCACCTCGCCTCACGCAAAGGTATCAGTGGCTCGTATTAATGAGACGCTGGCCATCCTACGCGAGCTAGGACTCACCAAGATGGGTGCAGCCTACCTTGTCGGTAACTTTATCGCTGAAAGCTACGTAACGCCGTGTGGTGTACGAGGCGACGGCGGAGTAGCAGACGGGTTGGCGCAATGGCATCCTGGTAGGCGCGTAGACATGCCGTGTGGCTTGCGTGAGCAGCTTGTATGGGCTGTGAACGTAGAAATGCCACGGGACGCCGCGAAGGGCGGTTATCCAAGCCTAGCGGCCCGTTTGCGTGATCCTAATGAGACGCCGCAAGGTATCTTACTAGGATTCAAGCAGTGGGAGCGCTACGGACTAGAGGGTAACCGTGCAGTTTACGCTAAGCAGGTGTACGAGTCGCTCGGTAAGTAGATAGCCGAACAAACAACGAAACAGCCACTATGCGAGGGTGGCTGTTTCGTATTGGTTCGGTTATTATATGAGTATGGTATTATTTAATAATTTTAGAGTTTAATAAGGGAAGTAACAAAATGGACATACCAGACGGAGCTTTTGACTGGAAAACAAACGGGTACACTCCCGTATTTAATGATGAATTTAAAGCACCAACACTAGACAGATCAAAATGGCAAACGATCACAGGCGGCGAGATTGTAACGCAGCGCAAGTCTTACATGGACTTTAACACTAACGGGCGCATAGAAGACGGTTCGGTTGTTTTTAAGGCGACAAGAGAAGCTGGCAAAGTAGTCAATGGCACAGCGTACGATTTTTTCTCTGCTGCTATCCAAAGCGTCAAAAAGTTTTCAGGCGTTCTATACTTTGAAGCGCGCATGGCGCTGCCGACCAAATCCCGGTGGATGTCCTCGACATTCAAACTTGTGCCGACAATTCCTACAGAATATAACAGCTGGCTAAAGCATATGGAGGTTACTATTACCTCATCACCACAAGATGATGGCAGTTTTATTGCTTGTGAGTATATTTGTGGCGGTACAGCTCGTGGTAGTTTTATTACTGGCACATTTAAAAAGCAAATTATTGGTGTAGACAGCTTTCACACGTATGCCTTCTCAATTGAAGAGGATCGCATAAAATTTATCTACGACGGTGAGGTTGTTCTGGAAAAGGTCATATCAGGCGAAACGATCAATGGCCAAATCATGGTAGGCGCTAAACCGTTTGATGCTGTTGAGTGGCAGCCGCACGTCGGCCTAGAGTTTCGCGGGCCTTGGATTGCTGGCCTAGCGGAGATGCTACCTCAAGAGATGAAAGTAGACTACGTCCGTGTCTTCGTGCAGGGCGCAGAAGAGGAGGAAAAAGTGGGCAACACTATCAGAGGTAAAAAGGTACGTCTGATCCAAGGCTAAAAGTTATCCACAGCCTATAGAAAAATACCGGCAAAAAAGTCGGTATTTTCTATTGCATTATGCACGACGTTGCGCTATTATAAGTACATAAGCAAACGGGGCGAGAGCAAGACGAACTTTGCAACTTAACAATCAGGTTTAAAACAACAACTTTTAAAAGAAAGGATAAAGTAATTATGGAAACTAAAGTAATTGCGACTATCGGCAAAATTGCCGCAGTCGTCGGATGTGTAGCGTCACTTACATTGGCCTACCTCTCAATCTTACAACTTAACATTTTGGCTGTGTTTTTCATCGCAGCCGCATCATTTAACGTTTGGCTGTTTAGCCAGTGTGACATTAACGACGTAATGAAGAGTAAGGTGGTACGATAATATGCCGTTATTGATTATTGTTTTACTACTTCTCTTCCTGCCAGTAATTGCCTGGCCTGTGTTACTCTTCTTTGCAGTTGCGTTTTTCATCGGATACGGCGGTGCAACAGTCTCTGATTATATCGCAAAGCGCAACCCAAAGTACGCAGCTTGGCGTGAGAAGCGAAAGGCAGAGAAAGAGAAAGCCCAAATTGAATGGGACGCCATCAAGGAAGCTATGCGGCTTGATAAGGAAGAGCACAAGCGCAAGGTGCACGAGCGAGCACTGGAGATTAACCGTGGCATCAAACAACGCAAATAAGGCGAAGATACGGCTGAAACTCAAACACTATAGTGACGAGCTATATTACATGGTTGATGCGCTTAAGATGATGGACGAGCTGCTACAAAGAGACGACGGCACACGATCCATCTATATCGCAAACGCGATGAGCCATATTGATAAAGCATCTGATAGCCTACACAAGGCAGCCAAAGACGTTGAATCTAAAATATAAAGGGGAACGAATGAACTACAACACACCAAACCTAAACCAAGAAACTAACGACAAGTGGGCGCAATTTGATACGCTGAGCGATCACCTACACGGCCACTGTAAACACCAAACAGAGGAGAGTATGAGCGAGTACAAGAAACACATCGGCCAACATAATGACATGATGGTAGACCAGCTGGCACTACCACGTGAGAATTTGAAGGGTTACAGCCCCGAACCACACGAAGACTTTGCAGCACCAGAGAGCGAACCAGTCCAAGACGCGCTGTTTGAAATGCAAGAGGTTGTGGACGGCTTGCCAGAAGCGGAGCTACAAGCCTATAAGGATCAGATGCTTGCAGAGATTAGCGACCGTGAGGCTATCGTGGACGCCATCAACCGCCGGCTCGATACTGTACAGGCCAAGCAATACACAGGCGGTCTACGTAGCGCCATCACCAAGCAAGTGAAGATGTAATGTACAAATACACAATCATGTTTCGCCAGCGCCAACGCGAAAAGCCACGAGAGTTTGTGACTGAAGCGGAAGGCGCTCGCGAAGCGCTCAAAAAGCTTGAACAACAAAAGGGTATGATTTTCTCATACCAAATAACAAATGTAGAAAGGGTCAAAAGTGCTTGAAGATTTAAAAAGCGATGACGGCCAAGACAGCGTAAAGACTGTAGACCAGGCAGTAGCGCTGCTTGGCGAGGTTCAAGACTGGCTTATCAAAGAGCTTGCGCGGCCACAGTACTACCGAAAGCAACTAGCTGAAGCAATAACAGACATTGAAAAGGCCATAGACTTAACAATTGATTATGGCGAGAAGATGGGAGAGTGGGAGTGAAACAGCAAATTTTAGAAGTGCTCGACAAGTCGACAAACAATGGCATGAAGGCAGACGAGATTATGGAGATTACCAGGGAATGGCTTATAAAGAATTTGAACGATGCTTTTACCAATGGTGTTGATCCAAATGTCGGTGAGCCGGCAATTCTTGACGACTTAAAAATATTTATGGTTGGCAGGTTGCGATGAGCTATAGAAAAAAAGAAACTACAGCAATCATTTTATTGTTTCTTGTAGTGTTTATTCTATCTCTAGTCGCTATGTCCTCATCGGCAGTTGTGGCTATGTTTATATGCAAACTATTTAGTATTAGTGATAAAATCCATACGATTGCGATAGTTGTGATTATAAACAGTTTAATAATGACAACTACAGTAATCGGAAGGGAATTAGTAGAAAGGTAAAAGATATGGAGAAATGGCGAGGTAGCGCACTATGTGCACAAACAGACCCGGAAGCTTTCTTTCCGGTGAACAAAGCGTACTCTGATGAGTATAACGGGTACAACAACTATAACGATGCACGCAAGATTTGTGCGGAGTGTCCAGTAAAAGGTGAGTGTCTAGCTGATGCGCTGATGACTGGAGACGTAGAGTACGGTATGCGCGGCGGACTAACACCACGTGAGCGCATGGGTATATTGGCAACGAAGGTGGCGATGTATGAGTAAAGACTATATAACCACGCTAGAGTTGATCGATGAGCTAACAGCGGCCGGGTTTCAGGCGCGCTTGCGGAGCGACTCATACGGTACGTTTGTAGGGGTGTACGATGATGGTTATCATATCGGTGGCGCACGAGTAGACAAGATGTATAGCATGAAAGTTGAAACCTATACAGCAGAAGCTTACCGGAAATACGTGCTTGATATACTATACAGATACGCATCAACACCGCTAGATAAGCGAGATGAGCCGCTGTATAAAATCGGCATCAAAGATACTACACTGTACCTTCTACATATCAACGACAGAGAGATAACAGCTACTGTGAATGAAAAGGCTGCCAAGGCTTATAGAAAAGCAAATGCAGACGACATTATCGACTCACTAAAAGAACGTGACGTAATCGCATTTGCAAAGGAAGTTAAAAATGCTACTAACTAAATATAAAGTACAAGAGCTGGTAGAGAATGTCGAAATTGACATGGACGAGGTAGAAGCCAAAACAGTAGCTTTTGCTAAAGAATTTGACGACGACAGCGTTACACTTGTGTACGCTGCTGTTGAAATATTCAAAGATAAAATATTAGACGAATTGGGGAGGCTATAAATGATCCAAGACGTAAACAAAGCGACTGGCGAGCTATGCGAACTAGACGCTAGCACGCCAGAGTCTGCCGCTATCGCCTACGAGTATCTAACACAGATGGAAGCGATGGCGCGGCGGATGAAGCAGCATATCAAGCAAGATATGTTGGTGCGGATGGGAGACGATGAAGAGCTGGATGCCGGCAACGGTTACGTCTTCAAATTCTCTAGCCGGGCTAGCAAGTATGTCTACCACAAGCCAACACTTAAAAAGTATCTGGATGAGGACGCCATGGACTCTATCAGTGTGGTTGACGTGAAGGCGGCGGACAAGCTCGTAAAAGAGCTTAAAGAGTCCGGTGTATTAAGCGATGAGGAGATTAAAGAGCTGAACGACGCCAAGTATGTAGAAAACTACACAAGCGTGTTTAAGTTGGAGGTACAGTAATGCATCTACGACTATTCAAAAAGCGAATCAAACAGTCACTGAACTGGAAAAAATTGCCAAGTAACCTTAAGCCTAGATATATTCTAGAAGAAATGGAGAGCTATGCAGAGAAGGCCAAAAAGCGCAAAAGCAGAGGCAAGCATACACGCACGGGTAGCGGATCACATCAAGATTAAGTGGCCGTTTGCAGTATTTCACACAGACTATGCGGCTGGCCTTAAGATGACTATAGGCCAGTCCGCACAGAATAAACGGCTACAGAGTGGGCGCGGCTATCCAGACTTAACGATACTAGAGCCGGTAAACGGGCTACACGGCCTCCTCATCGAGCTAAAGCGTGAAGATGTGCATTTATACGCCCGTAGAAGCGGCAGCAAAGTACGAGATGGTGACTACAAGGTGCGTAAGGCTGGCGACTGGGCAAACAGGCACTACGAAGAGCAGGCGGCTATGCTGCTAGAGCTACTAAAGCGTGGCTACTACGCTACATTTGCTTGCGGCTATGAAGAGGCGGCAGGAATCGTTGATAAATATCTATCTGGGGGTATACATACCAAGCACCGGTTTGAACTGGTACAAGAGTATGAGATGGTATTTGAAAACTACAAAATAGACACTAACAATAACGAAGAGGTATTTTAATGACACCAGGGCAGAAGCGAGCCAAAAAGCTGCTAGATAGCGACCCTAACTACTACAAAAAGATAGCAGAAAAATCAAAACAATCACAAAAACGATACAAAATGAACACATACATGGCAAAAGTTGCAGCATGGAAGCGGTGGCATCCTAATGAGCCTCTGCCAGAAGAGCTAACAAACCTATATGATGAGCTTGATGCTTGACTTATGCACGACGTTGATATACAATAGAAACGTAATATAAAACGAAAGGACGAGATATGGCTAAAACACAACAGCTTAACCTTTACCAAAAGCTTGCCAAGATAACTGGCGAGATTGGGGTTATTGCCAAAGATGGTAATAACCAACAACAAAAGTATAAATATATCGAGTACGAAACCATTGCTGGTAAGTTCCGTGAGCTTTTCAGTAAGTACGGTGTCGTGCTCATTCCAAGTATGGTCGAGCAGGAGCGTAGCGCTATCACGACCAGTCGGGGAAGTTCTGGCGTGAGCACTGTATGTCACTTTGAATTTACAGTGGTAAACGCCGACAAGCCAGATGATCGTTTTGTGGTCAAATGGCAGGGTGAGGCAGCCGACTACGGCGATAAGGCTACCAATAAGGCAGCCACAGCAGCGGTTAAGTACTACTTGATGCGCCAGTTTAATATTAGTAGCAAGGGCGACGAAGACCCGGACAGCCAGACGCCAGAGGTTGCGACAAAGCAGCAAAAGCCAGTAATGGCTAGCGTGCGCCAGATTGTGGCGGTAAGTAAGAGACTTGCCGCGAAGGGTGTGACGAGCGACGAAGACCGCAAGGCCATCCTTGGTGCTGCTATTGGCGGCAAGGGCGCTGTACTCGACCCAAGCAAAGTAACCGTGGTAAAGCTAAAAGAGGTAGCAAACCGGATCGAAGGGGCTACGCTCGAGCAGCTGCTAGCATCAATCGATAAAAAACCAGAGCAACCAACGCCAGATGAGTTTGACGCGCCAGTTGATTTTGATAACATACCGGAGTTTTAAGAATGGTAGACAATAGACAATGTGCGAATATGGCAAAGCGGGTGTTAAGTATGTATACCGAACCCCTTCCATCTCCAAAAAGTAATGTTAACGTCCAAATAAAGCAGTTTAAAGACGGTAAATGGGGCTGGGTAGTGTATGATGGCTCGCTGGAGCTTTCGCACTCCACACGGCCTTATGAGACGAGCCAGGATGCGTCAGATGGCGCTGTGCGGTACTTACACTATCTTGGCCGGCACGTCCTTGCGGCGCTTGGCTACACAAATAAAAAAGCATCATATCATGGTAACTACTCGGAGAAAATATAATGACGATCACGATCGATTTTGTAAAGCTGTTTGTATGGTTTTACCTCATCTGTACTATAATCACGGGTGTAACCTATACATTCAAAATTCTAAAGGCAGAGTCAAAGGGTGAGGTTATATGTAACGCTATTGGTGTTGTCATCATAACCATCGCTACATACCTGCTCATAAAAGCATACTTGTAGTTATCCACAGGTAATGAACAAAGCCGGCAATAATGTCGGCTTTTTCTATTGCATTATGCACGACGCTAGCGTACTATAGAAACATAAAGGTAACCAGAAAGGACATATAGCTTTGACTATCAAAGAACAGATACGCCGTGGCGTGCTACATACGGCGCGCTTTATGCAATACGCGCAAGTAGAGGATAGAGACGGCGTGCTTTATTTCAGGTCGGAGGGCGAGATTGTCGATATGTACGACTACAGCGACGCCGCCAAACAAATAGAGGCCGAAATTGATGAGCACCAGCTAAATAAGGCCACGGTATACGTGGACACAGAAGAACACTTTACCGTTATCAGAGGCTAGAAATGGGAAGCCCCTGCTGTCTTCTACATCAGCAGGGGTTGAAAAGAGGGTAAAGTGGTTGTGGAAACCAAGGTACTTGGAAGGTCGTAACCCTCCACTAGCTCAATTATAGCACATGACTATTTCAAATCAATAGAAAGCCCCGCCGGAAACACAACAAAACGGCGGGGCGTGTTGCCTGGTTGGAGAAAGGACGAGACAACCAGGTCTGCGACGTACCCATAGGGGGCAAATAACTCAAACGTCGTACCTCTATTTTACCAATGGCAGTGTGATATACACAACTACTTGATATGGAAAATAGACTGGATAGCTTTTACAAGCCATTGCACCATACCATGGATAGATACAAGCAGCTTGCGGTTCTCCTCTACCTTGTCGTCCTCTTTAACTTCTGGCTCGGCTGGAGTCTCTGGCGTTTCAGGCTCAGGAATAGCAGCACGGTTTTGGCGCTCAGCTTCTGCGGCCTTTGCCTCTTCTGCTGCTTTTGCCTCAGCCTCTGCTTTTGCACGAGCTTCCGCCTCGTGAGCTGCTCGGGTCACAGCCTCTTGGCGCTGTCGGTACTCCTCAGAGGCCAGTAAATCGCGCTCAATTGCGCCGTAGTCCCAACCTTGGGCAATCTGCCCTCGGTAGTGCTTTAGCCCTTCCTCGTCCGCCTCACGGCCTAATACGCGCTGGTAGATACGGTTAATCTCATCAATCTGGCTCTGGATAGCTTTGCGGCCAGCCTCTGCCTCTTCGTCTCGGCGTTGGCGCACAATGCGGCCCTCTTGTGAGTTGGCCAAATCGTCTTCGATCTGTTGCCAATTCCAGCCAGCGTCAATCTGCTTAAGGTAGTGGCTCTTTGCGCCTTCGTCTACGTCACGGCCAAGCACTTTGTGATACAAGCCATTAAGGTGGTTAATCTCTGCGCTGCGGTCACGAGTGCGCACGATATTCTCAACGTAGCTACGGACACGGTAAATGTTGTAGCAACCGATGCGCCATGGTGCGTCGATAGGCGAGACGTTAGCGCTGTAGACAGTGCCAACGCCGTAATCAGCAGTACGTTGGCCGCTAGCACTCACATTCTCCTCAAACACAGTACCATCGCCCATGTAAACGCCAATGTGGCCGTAGCCGCCACCGTCGTATGGCCAGACGATAATATCGCCACGCTTCAGGTCGCCGACACGATCAGCAATACCTTGTGCTACGAGAGTGTTGCCAAAGTCTTTGGCGTCGCCACGAGCGGCAAATGGCGCTGGTACGTTCTCGCACATCTCAGCCAAAAACCACTTGATGAGGCTAACACACTGCCCGGTTAGCACACCTTCGGTACTGTCAGACAGCCCAGCAGGGAAAAAGATGCCAATGCGCTTGCTTGCCCAGTCTTGTGCGTTTGCATCTACTGCCATTATTTAGCCTCCGTGCTCTCTTCGTCAGCGTAGAAAGCTTTGTACAGGCCCTCTGCTGCGTTCCAAGCATAGCTAATAGCACCGCTCCAGGTAGCAAACAGTCCCATGCTCGGCAGAAAACCAAGGTCAAAAAGCTGCTTCTCAAGCCCAGGTACAGCCAAAAGGCCAAGCGCTGCGGTCAATACAGCGAGTACAACCTGTAGGCCAGTACGAACTGCGCGCCCAAGTTTAGTGTGTTTGTTTAGTAGTTGTTTTGCAAATTCCATTGCAAACCTCCATTTAATTAAATTGTTATACAATCAGATTGGTGACTAATTTTGTACAAACGCCTATATGCGCTATTCTGCTCGCTCGGGTATTTCCAGGCTATCCATGATGTTTGATTGCCGGAATTGTCTTTAATGTCCACACAAGCTAATACGGGGCTCTGGCCATCTACACCGTTTACCCCGTTTGCGCCATTCAGCCCTGCTACACCGGTAGCTCCCGTCGCTCCGGTAGTTCCAGTCTCACCCTTACATTTACCGTTCGCACAGTACCGCGCCACGGCTGCGGCTACCTGCTCGTCAGATGCGTTTTTACCGTCACTTCCCTTACAATTCCCGCTTGCACAATATGATGCTACAGCAGCGGCTACTTGTGCGCTAGTGGGCGACTCTGAACACTTATTAGTGATACAGTAGGCTTTAACCGCCACAGCAATTTCTGTAGCGGTTGGGGCTCTACCATCTGCGCCGTCTTTACCGGACGTTCCGATAACTGAACCGACATTGCGAGCCTCGCCGTCGGAGTAGTAGACGACTAGATTGCCGTTTTTGTCTACTTGGGCGTTGGTGATGCTAGTTACTGGCTTTTCAACCTTCGCGCCACCACTTATAGTGACAGATTGGCCAGGCTGGAGTGTGAGGCTTTTAAAGAGAGTATAGCCACTAAAGGCTAGGCTAAATATCATAGCCACTGATAGCGCTTTAAGCAGCTTGTCCCTTTTCAACCACTCTACGGCGTGCCGTACCTTGCTCATCGTAGCAACCCCCCGCTCCCCCTGCTCAGCAATGCAATAGCTATGGGAATAAATGAGGTAATCACAGCACCAACTACGAGGCGAAACAGCCAGCGGTTGCGGTCTCTTGCGTCAGCTGCGTCAGCCTTCAGGTCTTTAATCTCGCCATCTAGCTCGCGTATCTGCGCCTCAATGTCCTTTTTGTACAGATCAAGTGCGTAGATAGGCACAAAGTTACCCTCTTTTCGTGCCTCGTGCTTCTGTATGGCGTCATCTATAGCCTCTTTAACCTCGTACTTATTCATTGGCTGTAGTTCGCTCATCGTTTGGTGTACTCCATAATTACTAGGGCTGTGCCATCCGACCGGGTATTGTAACGGAGTTGTTGCACACCGTTATAGACTGCGAGCTTTGCCTGGAAGTACTGCAAGTTCGGGGCTGCCGGGTTGGTGTAACCGTTCGGATAGCGCTCACCATTAGCCATGTTAAGAACAGCATCAAAATTAATGAGGCTATCCACCATAGCAAATGTACCGTCGGCAAAACCGTTTTCTGCGCCATTGCCAACTGTGTTAAATCTGAACACTTTGCGGTAGATTGGTTTGCCGTCGATAAAGGTTTTGTTGGTGTTAATTTCGCTTGTGGAGTACTTATTTTCATTGAATTGTGCCCAATCGATTGCGTTGCGGCCGATACTACTATCACCGTAGCCCTTAAAGTTGATTGATTTGTCTTTCATGAAACGACCATCAACAAAGCCTGGCGATGCAAAGTCCCTAATGTCAACGCACTTATCGTAGGTAATCTGCGTAACGCCAGCGTCCACGCGTACCTTGGATAGCCCAATAAATGGGTTGCCAGCGCCTACTGCGTTTTGAATCTGGCTTTCACTAGCGCCTTGCGGGTTGCTTGATGGCACACCCTGCACAACCATGAGCTTACACATGTTGTTGCTATTGTTGGTCACACCAGTTGATGGTGTCACCTTCATGTCAACGTAAAGCACCACAATATCGATACGTGGGTTGCTCGTGTTAGCGGTTGGTATGGTTAGGGTCTCTGGCGCGTCTAGTCCACAGTAGACACGGTACATCTTGCCACCACTATTGCGTGGTAGGGCTGCAATACCGCTATCTACCTTCACAGACATGCCTGGAGTGTCGGTAGGCGTCACTACGAGGCCGCCGATCACATCGCCTTGGATATGCCAGCTAAAGCCAATCATATGGCCGTACTCGTCGGTTTTGCCTCCGTCTCGATTAAATACAAGTCTTGTCATTATGTGTAATCCTTTCAGTTTATATTGTAGTCAAAATATTGATCTTCAGCGAGCCCCTACCAGCAGCGTACAGGTAGAATTTGCCGCGCCAGATACCATTATTGCGCCTGTTGCCGTCTAACACGATCTGCCAGCGCTGCACGCCGTCTATTGGGCGTAATCGCTGCACATGATGATCTACTGATCTTTCTGCCTCGTGCGTCTCAGACTTGACGACAAGGCGGTATACGAGGCTGCGTAGCCCTTCCTTGTCTAATTCTTTAGGCACGAAAGTAACGTCAATGACTCGGTCGTTAAATCCTACGTTATCTAAATCAACATCCCACCGGTTGCCACTCTGGACGATACTTGTGCGCACACTGTCGCTACCAAAGCCCTGCTGCCCTAGCTTTATCTCGTCGCGGAATCGCCGCAAAGCATTGATGCGCTGGTAAAGGCGGTTAGCCGTCATCATATCTAGCCTAGACATGCTCAACCACTCCTACTTCTACAGTATCGTTTGCTACTATGTACACTTTCATACTCACGGTTTGGCCGGCCGTGCCAGTCACACCTACAAGCCACTCAACCTGGTTTGTACGGTTAGACACAAGCGGTAGAGGCTGCACTATACGCTTAAAGAATTGGCCAAATGGCTTTGTTTTCTGGTCTGTCTCATACACGAGTGTTCCGTCAGGATACCGCGCCTCAAATATAATGTCAGCAAAAAGCACGTCACTATGCTTTGCGGTGGCTGTAACACGTAGGAATTTAGCACCAGCATTGCCGAACTGTCCGCCTCTAGGTAGTGGCCCTTGCCAGTCAGCTACGGCGTTGGTGCTGTTTTCAGTAAAGCGCAAGTTGTCACCGCTTATTATCTGCGACTCTTTAATCTCGGCCATCTCTTTTTCTAGCTCTGATAGTATAGCTTCGAGCTTCTCGCTCGGCAGCTCGCTCATTCTCTCAACTGTCATTTTACGTTTACCTCTATGTAGCCGGCGCACGTGCCACGCACTCGCACCTTAAAGCGGAGGCGGCAAATGTTACCGGTGTTTAGTATGAGTGTCTTCCATCGTGTCTTCAGCGGGTCACCTGCTAGCGACTCGTCAATCTCCATGAGCTTGCGTACAGTTACTGCCGCTCCATCGCTGTCTTCGTAGTATAAGCCGCCCTGTATCGAACTATATTGCGGAAAGCTCCACGCTTCCTGGTTGATCATACCCACATACATAAACATGTAGCCGTTTACGATAGGCTGCGTTTGTGAGCCGTTACCGGTAAACGTTACCGTAATCTCTCGCGAGCCGTTAGGAATCGTGCCGTCGTAGTCCCACGTACGGCCCGTCTCACTCTCGTAGGTACGCACACCACTCTTACCAGAGGTAGGCTGCGTATACTTTAGCTCTCTAAAGTCAATTTGGAGTTGCCTCAGCTCCTCGTACAAAGTGTTTTCAGATAAGCGATCAAGTCTAGTCATCGTCTTGATCCTCTTGGATCTGCGGCACTGTAAAGTCGTCTAGGTACACTTCTATCTGCTCTTCAAAGCCGTTGTCATCGAGGTGCACCTCAATCTTTTGCACCTGGTACACCTTATTCAGCCCCTCGATCATACTGTGGCCGCTTGTGCGCACAGATATGTAGTCACCGACCTTGATATAGTTTGTATTAAACTCGCGCCCAGTCACGGTGATCTTTGGAATCTCGAGCATAGTAGAGTATTTAGCTACAGCAGCGGCGGTGTTTTGGTTAAGGGTGCTTTGCTCTTTAACACTGTTAAAGGTCACAACCTTCTCACGGGTGTAGTAAGCGTTGATGCTCAACGGGTCACTCTGCACAGATACGATTTGATCATCGCCAAAGCCAGAACCAAGCCCCCAGATTTTGTTGTACACACTGGTGGCCGAACGTTCGATGGTTGCGCTCTTTACGTTGCCTTCAGGGCCGCCTACAACAAACTCAATGTCGGTACGTGGCGAGCCAAAGGTGGGTAGTGTGTAAAATTTCTTGTCAGGGGTAACCCTAACGTCAAAATTACCGTCGATAAGGTTGGTAAGTTTCAATATCTTGTCTTTAACGTCAGCGCGCTTGTATGTACGGTCACGTAGTTTGCCGGTCATATATTGGCCGTCACGTGGTACTTCAATACCCATATCACCAGCGCTATCGCTCTGGATACGGCGCACAAGGTCAAGCGCAATCTCTGCGGCGTCTGTCTGGCGGTACTCATTAGTTATTAGGCGGTCTTTTAGCATATTAAGGTAGCCAGTCACCCGCACTTCAATATCAGCCTCTTGGTCAATCTTAATAGTGGTAGACATAACTTGGCCGCCTACAATGTATACGCCGTTACGCTTTACCCGTACGTCTGTCTGTAGCGGGTACAGTAGCGACTGCGGAGGTGTGCCGATACTAGCACAGTATCGCTCAAACTCGTGTAGGTCTACCATAAACTCGATAGTGTCAGCTTCGTTGCGCTCGGTAGAGTAGCGCCGGTTTTTACAGAGGTGGGTAATGTCTGCGAGCTTCTGGCCATTCTTGTGCCATAACTCAAATGCATACTCGCTGCCGTGTTTAAAGTCCATGCTATACCCCCATGAAACCGTTACGCCACTCAACTGTAGCTATTACTGTGTCTGCGCCGCTTGCGCTCTCTAGCCTAAATACGTTGTCTCCAGGCTGCAAGCTAAAGAACGTGCTTTGGTCGCTCAAGCGGTCAAAGATGTTACCACCGTTCAATAGCACGCTACGGGTGCGGGTATCAATGACAACCTCGCTGCCTTCAGGCGCGCTAAAGCCAGACAATTGCACGAGCTTGCCAGTAGTCACATTAATCAGTGTTGGGTCGGTCATGCTGCCCTTGAACTTGATTACAGGCTTAACTGCGGTATTACCATTGTTACGCGCTGTAACCTCGCCACTACCAGCCTGCCAGCTAACAGGTAGCACGTATGGGAATATGTAACCGCCGCCGCGCTGCTTGCCAACTTGCACAGATAGCGCTGTACCGTCTGTGTTGTCGTAGATAACAGGGTCAGGACAGAGAAACTCAAACCGAAAGTCGGAACTGTTGATAAGCCGGTCAAAGTCCATCTCGGAATCAGTCAGGTGGCCATTTACCAAGTATGAGTTACCAGCGTTGGTAATCAGCTCAATGGCGATAGACTTTTGCCGCACAGCAGCCATAATATCTTTGCGCTTCTCTTCTAGCTCCGCTTCGTCCTCGCCGAATATACGCCCTTGTATAGACACTTTGCGCATACCATAGAACTGTGAGGCGACGTAGCCGCCGTCTCTCTCAGTCAAGACGGCGCTACTCGTACGAATCTCGGGAATGGCAAAACCCTTTACTGTGTCCAGGTAAAATCTGCTCTCCCGATCGTTTATTACAAAGTTGTTTAGTTTAATGATCATCCTCTTGCTAACCTCCAGCCGATTTGCTCGATTACATTGTGCGCATCAACGTCGTTGTGTACTTCCATGTGTTGTATTGTAACACCGCCGCCACCGCCTCGGCTATTCCGGAAAGCGTTCGCGGTTTGTGTAGCAGTATACACGTCAGCGCCCTTTGGCAAGTTAACCAGCTCAGGGCCGCGCTCTCCAACCAGTGTAACACCACCGGCGTAGTTTTTCGCACCAAAGGCGAGGCGGGGTAAGCCAATATGAGGAATACCAGGAATATGCACGCCGGGTATTTTGTTGATGATGCCGGCCGCACCGTTGATCATACTGATAAAGCTGTTAAGGCCGTTTTGTACCATGCCGATGATGCCGTTAACGACTCCACGGATAGTACCGCCGATCATGTTGCCAGCTACAGTACCGATTGGCCGGAAAAAGCTCGCAATAGCGTTATACACGCCGCTAGCTACGCCAATGATGCTGTTTAACGCACCAGATGCCGCATTAGCTGCCCAGCCGAACACAGCGCCAAAGAAATTACCGACACCAGAGAAGATGCTACGGATTTGTGCCCAGACACCGCCGAAAAAGCCAGCGATAGGTGACCACACAGCCATAACTACAGCAGATGCGGTTTGGAAAACTGCTTGGATAAAGCCGGTGACAGCCTGGAAGCCAGCAGAGATGCCGCCCCACAAAGCGTTTAACACGGCCATAATCTGGTCTTTAAACGTGATCACAAGCCCGATAAGCAGTGAGAACGGCCAGAACATGATGGCAAGGATGGTCGGGCCCCAGTTTTGCAAGAAAGCAGTCACATTGTTAAAGGTCGTAGTGATAGCCTGCCATACGTTGCTTAATGCCTGCCCAATACCAGTAAAGATGCCGGTAAACCACTCAACCATGCCATTCCAGGCGTTCTTGATCCACTCAACAGCATTGCTAAAGATATGAAAGCGATTTTCAAGGTCGATCAAAAGCGGAATCAATGCCGCTATCACTGTTATGATCAAACCGAGTGGGTTGGTGCGTAGTACGGTGCTCAACGCCCCGATCACACTGCCGGCTTCCTTTATTTTCACGCTAAGCTGCCCAAACCAGCCTATAACATGGGCCAATTTAAGTGCTGCAAAGCCAGCTGCAACCATCTTGAGCACTGGCAATAGTGCAATAAGGACATTGCCAAACGCTTCAATAACACCAGAGTCAGCAAGCTGCTTGATTACCTTTGTAAGCTCCGGCAATAGCTTTTGCCCAAAGTCTGTAGCTACAGTCTCTATTGTACTCTTTAGGTTGTCTAGCGCACCGTTAAAGCCGCTATTCTGTGCTTTTGCCAAGTCCATAGCAGCGCCAGAACGGCCCACAGCCTTCGACATGTCATCGTATGATTTACCAGCCGAATCAGCCAGGAAGGCAGCCGCACGAAAGGCGTCAGTACCAAAGATAGTGGCCAATGCTTGCTGCTTCTGCTCTTCAGATAGCCCTTTAAGCCCGTTTTGGAGGTTTTGGGCGAGCTGTCGCATACCAACGAACTTACCGCTAGCATCATAAGCGTTAATACCCAGCTGGTGCATGAGGTTGGCAGCTTTTTTGCTCGGGTTGGCCAAGCTAATAAGCATCGTCTTAAGTGATGTACCAGCGTCAGAACCTTGCATACCGCGGTTAGCGAATAGGCCAAGGGTAGTTACTGTGTCCTCTAATGACACACCAAACTGGCTAGCAACAGCAGCAGACTGCTGGAGGCCTAGAGAGAGGCCACGAATATCTGTAGCGGAGGCGTTAGCACCGTTAGCAAGAACGTCAGCAACCTTGCCGGCGTCGCTTCCTTTCAATTTGAAAGCGTTTAGTGCTTGGGCTGCGATAGTAGCGGCGTCTGCCACGTCTATCTGGCCCGCTTTAGCAAGCGACATAACACCCTTTGATGCGGCTAGCGTATCATTCACAGACAAACCGGCCTTTGATAGCTCTGTCATCGCGTTTGCGGCGTCTCTAGCACTCACACCAGGCAAAGATGCATCTTGGCCCAACTCACGCGCTTTAGCGGCTACCATGGCCATCTGCTGCGCTGTAGCACCAGACACTGATTTAAATATGTTCAAGCCTTGCTCGTAGTCGCCGGCCATCTTCACAGAGGCTACACCGGCAGCTAATGCACCAGCGCCCACAAGCTTCATGGCCGAACCGACTGGCTCTAGGTGCTTTTTAAGCTTCCCAGAGGCGGCACTAACCCTATCCATCTCTTGGGTGGCTTGGTCTCGTGCCTTGATAATGATCTGTATAGTATTAGCCATGGTTGTTTACGCTATTCTGGCGCATTGCCTTTTTATTCTCGTACTCGCTCCGCTTGTCTTCAAGATAGAATATTTTCATCATGTAGTTCACCTCTGCGACTGGCTCGTCGTCCATCTCTTGGGCTGTTAGCCCAAACTCTTTACGATAACGCCGGCGAGTTAGCAAGTCCAATGTGGCTGCTTCCTTCGCCGGCCTATCGTAGTAAATGACGCGCTCCAAGTCGCTAACTATTTTGGGTCAGTAGCACCAACCGCCGCAACAATCACTTGCGAGGCTGCAGACACTGGCAAATCGTCCAGGTCGTCAGCTTCTGCGTCTACTAGCTCACCGTTAAAGACGATCTTGCCACCCACAAAGCCCTTTTTAACCATAGGCAGCAACTGTGCTGTCTGGTCGTCGGTTAGCTCGCCGTCTGCGCTAGCTTCACCCTGGAAGTTGCGTAGCTCTGGCAGCTGCTTCATGGTTAGTGGCGCAATCTCGATGTAAGCATCCTTCCATAGCTTGCCGTACTTGTCGGCTAGCATGGCTAGGCTTACTTTGGTTGCAAATTGTTGTGATAAACGGCCCATATTGGTTGGTGTCCTTTCCTATTTGATTTATTAGTAACTTGCGGTGCTATTCACCAGCTCTGCCTCAATCTGCGTGCCGTTAGCAGCAGAGAAGAGGCCTTGCACGGTAAACTTCTCCATAACAACGTCATCAAGCCCTTGGTCGCGCTCCCACTCAGAGATAACGACAGCAGGCAAGGTAAACTTAAGTGAAGGGTTTTCGTCCTTGGCTGTACCGATCTTGTCGTCGGTGTTTACCATTGAAAGCTCAAGTGCGTACTTAGTGTTCTTCAGCGATGCGTCTTTGAGCGTGTTGTCACTGTAGCGGCGCTCGCACTCAAAGCTAACGTCAAAGGCTTTGTTGTGAATCTCAGCAGGTGTGACACTACCAGCCTCGTAGTAGGCCTCAGTGTTGCGCTCAATCTTCACCTTCGCGCTCTTGATAGATACACGTGGTGCGGCTGCAAGGCCGGCTTTGTTAGCGGCCATCTTCAGCTGGCAGTGCTTAATGGTAAACTCTGCCTCAGACTCTACGAACGTGACGGTGCTGGTAGCAGGCACACCACGGCGACCAATAAAGTCGGCGGTGTACTTCACGTACTCACCGGTGACAATGTCAATCTCAAGGCTCTTAAGGCACGACAGCTCGTACTTAAGGTCGGCAGCTGGTGACTTTTCAAAGATAGTCAAGCTTGGCGACAAGTTGCTGTTAAGGCGGGTAAAGTTATGCTTAAACGTACCAGCCTTTGCGCCGGCAGCGCTCGTAACTTGCCCAAGGGCTGCAAGCAGGATCAAGCCAAAGCTTTCTACCTGGATCTTGCCCTCGATCTTGCCCTCGCTCCAAATCTGGGTAACGATGGCGTCGTTGTTTAGGTCAATAACGCCCATGGCGCTGTTGTTAAGTGCACTCTCGTGCTTGTCTTGTAGGTCAGCGCTCAAGTGTGGAATCCAGTGCGCTGCGGTAGTGGCTGCTGTGCCACGCGTAGCTTCCTTGGCGATCCCATAGCTAATACGCCGACCGATAAAGTCGATATTTGCCATTATTTGGCCTCCGTGTTACTGTTATCATCTGATGTATCAGGCTCAGCCTCTACTGGCTCAGCTTCATCAAACGTTTCTTTGATCATATTATCGAACCTCAAAGCCGCCTCTTGTGCCGACGTGGCCTCAACGGTCTTGCCGGTCTCGGGGTTAAAGTAGGTACGTTTTGGTGATTGGTTATTGTTCATGTTCATACTCCTACCTGATTATAAACAATTTACTAGTTACCTGTGTAGTGGTCGTAGCGCACTATAACATTGATAGTAGCTACCAAAGCCATCACTGGCTCGGTTGCCACACTCCAGCCGGCAGACGTTGGCACAACGCCTAGTACACGGTCTTTGCCACGGTGTCGTAGCCCGTCTAGGTCTACCGTGTCGTCTATTGCGTCACGAATAAGCCCAGACAGTGTGCGCATGTTCTTAAAGTCATCTGCGCGCTTGCTCTCGTCATCGTTCATGGGAATGATGGCAATGATGTTGAAACCCTCACGTCGGTGCACTTCAGTGTTTTGCCCAAGCTCGGCCGGTGCGTCGTCTGGCACGATCATCACAGCAGGGTAGCCCTGGTACTTATTGACTCCATCGTCGTAGTCCACAACCTCAGCAAACACAGGGTTGCCGTCTTCGTCACGGATAGCCTTTACTACCTCTACGAGCTTATTGCTGATCTTATTTTGCATGTTACGCCTCCAACTTACTTATTACGTTTGCTATAGCCCGTGCTGCGTACTCTTGTATTTGTGGCTCGGTCTCTTTATATGTCTTCTCAATAAACGGCTGCGGCTGTGTACCTTTACGAGCAATCGAGCGGGCAACAACGAAAGGCGACACGTTGCCAAGCTTGGCGCGTACCCATCGTTGAAAGTCTTCATTCTTCCACGGTGGTATGCGACTGCCTGGCTTGCGGCCCTTCTCGATTACTGGTGCGTACTTACTCAGTGGCGTAATCTTTGCCTCGCCATTACCAACCGTACGCTGGATATTACCCGCCAGACGCTGTGTAACGCCCACAGGGGCGTTTTTACGCATGGATCGCTGCACTATCACCGAACCATTAGCCAAGATGCGCTGGACAGCTCCAGAGGCTTCTCCGCGCCATCTACGACCTAGGTGCGGTACATTACCAGTATCAACCTTGATGTAGGTAGACATTACGCGGCAAGCTCCAGCACGTAATGTGAGTGAGTCACATTGTCAAAGTTTTCATACGGGTTAAGCGCTTTGACGGCGTAGTTGCGCCCGGATTGATCAGTCACAGTGTCGTTTACCTTTATCTGGTCAGTGTTGGCGTACATATCAAATGCTTTGTAGGCACTGATATTGTACGCCACGCTGTTTTCACGGCTCATAGGCAGTATAGTGCACGGCACGCCGCTCATAACAACCTGTGTCTTCTGCACCATTCCCTGCGTCTTCATAAGGCGCTTAACGGTCACAGTATGACGTAGCATGTTGGCACTAATCATACCAAGAACCTCACAAACGGCGCTAATAGCGTTTGCTCTTTCTTTGATACGCTGTAGGTCTTCTGGTAGTTGCCCACGCGCTCAGATGTGACTGTAGTGCCGCCGCTGCTAATCTCTTGCATCATGCCACGCACCATAAGGATAGCGGCCATCTTCACGGCTGCTGGCACATCTACGAGGCCATACGTGTAAGTAATATGGAGTTGGTCGTAGTCTGTACGCTCGTATTGGTCTTTGTAGCCCGTTGTAGACAGTGTGACACGGCCGGTCTTGCTGTCTATGCTGTAGCCGTGTACGTCAGTTAAATCAGCGTCTGTGGTCTCGTCGGTGATCCTACCTTGCTTGATCTTCGACACCTCTTTGATGTACACGTTGTCCAGAAACACCACAGGCCTGTAGTCTTGTATCTCTGTTTCTGTTTTCAATGACCCGAACCACACACCTGTAATGTCATACAGCCACTGCGGCAGCATGTCGATGTACAGCTGTAGCTCAGCGTCTTTGTCGTTGCCGGTTATACCCAGCTGTTTCTTTATTTCGTCTAATGTAACTATTGCCATAGCTTTATTATCTCCTATAAACAGAAAAGGGGACAGCCTCCAGGCCATCCCCTTCGCAAGTCACAGCCTGTTGGCTATTTCTTGTCCTTGCCAGCACCTTCAGCAGGTGGCTGCTCGTCTTTACCAGCGGCTTCAGCTTCAGCCTTTGCCTTCTCCTCTGCTTCCATCTCGGTGAGTACCCTATCGTATGGAAACTCTGGCTCATCCTCGAACACGGACAGTTCCCACTCACGAGCGGCGTACTGGTCGCCAGCCTTGTAGCGGGCAATCAGCGCGTCCTTTTCAGCTTGCCACTCGGCTTTGTGCTCAGCAATGCGAGCAGCCTGCTCTCGGGCTTCCTCTTGCTCGTGCGTCTCAACGATCTTGTACCGTGGCTCGCCGTCAAAGTAAACCTTTGTCAGCATATCCAGGTAGTCGAGCTTTTTTTGGGTTACGTGGTACAGGTGGTCACCTGGTACGTAAACGTCCAAACATTCAGTAAATACGATGTGTGCCATTTAGTGTGTCCTTTCTTTTAATTAAGCACCATTCACGCTTGCCATGACGAACCCGTCAGTGATCAGCGGGCTTGCGCCTGTTCGCTTCATCACGCGGAGGCTGTTGCGGCCACTTTCAAAGTCACCGTTAGCATAACCAAAGTCAATGCGTACACCAGCAACGTCAGTGATCCAGAAACAGTTTTTGTTTACAAGCCACAGCTCGTCAAAGTTCATAGCAGTTGTATCAACCTCTACGAACGGAAGGCCAAGCAGCTTGTCGTATGGCAGGCCATCGCGCACGTCTTGGGTGTAGATGTAACGGCCCGTGGTGTCCTTGACGGTGTCAAGCTGCGTAACCAAGTTAGTGTTACCAACCCAGAAAGCGTTGCGGCGGTAGCTGATAGGCATAGCACGGTAAGCTTTCTTTACAGCGTCGTAGTTAAGCGCTGCAACGTTAGCGCCAAAGTTGATCTTTTGGCCTGCTGGCAAAGCGCTCTTGCGGGTACGGATACCACGTGGCTTGCTCGTGCCGTCACCAGCCAAGAAAGCAATGTTCTCTTGGTAGGCAATCTCTTCAGCGAGCTGCTTGGTCAAAAGCTGCTCAACAACGCTAAACGCGGCTGCGTCCTGCTGAAACTCTTCAGTAAGAGGCACAATACCGGTAAGCTTTTTAGCGACAATGTCGAACCCAGAGAAGGTTGCTTTTGTCTTATTGTAGTTAGCCTCTTCAGCTGTCCAAGCTACTTGTGGCCGGCTAACTTGGCCAGGCACACGGAGGTTGGCAGGTGCGTTGCTAATAACGGTAGCAAACTGCCGAATAGGTGCAACGTCCACCATCTTCTCAACGATAGCTTTCTCAATAACAGTAGGCACGAGGTAACCACCGTCAGCCTGTGTGGTGACGTTCTGGCTATCTGCACGGTAACCCATGCGGCGAACCTCAACGTCAATGTCGGCGTACTCGCGAGCAACTTCGCTGTCGATGCGGCGTAGTTCCTGCGTGTTACCAGTACGAACAGCGTTGAACCATGCACGGGTCTGTGCGCGGCCTCGGTCGCTCTCGCTCATTTCTTTGTTGTGCTCGGTCATCTTGGCATGCCGGGCAGCACGTGCCTCAGCCTGCTTGCGAGCCTCTGCTTGGCGCTTTTCAATCTCTTCCGCCAATTGTTCCTTTGTGTAAGGCATATTTACGTTTATTCCTTTGTTATCGTTACTTTAATAACCTAATGACTCATCACCATCATCTTCGGCCAATTCCTTTTCAAACTCTGCAATGATGCGCTCGGCCTCTTCATCGCTGATCGTCTCGGCTTCGTCTACCTGTGTGCTGGCGTCCTCGTTGGCTGCTTTATCTTCGGTAGCTTCTGCCTCGGCTTTCGGCTCAGCTTCAGCTGGCGTATCCTCTTTGGTTTTGGCTTCTGCTTTTGGTGCAACTTCGGTGGCTAGCTTTTCTTGTAGAGCTGCTAGCTGCTCTTGTAATGGTTTCATAGCTTCTGCTATTACCGCTTGTAGTTCCTCTTTGTTCATACGTGCCCCTTTTGGTTTAGCTGTTGTATTGTCGAGGGCTGCCTCAAGCTTGCGTGCTTCGCTAAAGTAGCGTTTCATCAAGCCCCTTGCCTCCTCTTCAGATATACTACCATCATTAAGCGCACGAGTGGTAGCCCCTGTATTAGAGGGAATACCAACCAGGCTAATCTCAAAGAGTTGGTTTTGGAGATACTCCAGCCCTTCGTTTACCAGGTTTTCAAACCCGACACTCCAGGTGCGTAGGAATCCACGCGACACTTTACCCCACGCCCAGTTACCGCCATACTCGCTCATGTCGTCTACGTCGAACTGCACAATAGCATCGTACGCTCGCTCATCAGGCACTGGAATAATCTCCAGGACACGGCCGATGTTGCTTGCTGCGTCGCTGTAGTGATCGAGCTGCACGGTTGGGTTGTCCATGTAGCGCTTAAAGTCCCAGCCGTCAAACTTCAGGCTAGTACCGTAGCTATCTACAGACTCATCAGTAAACCGGATACGCACGGTGTGGTTATCTTCATCTACTGATTGGGGTACGCTGTTACGTAAAATAATGTTCATGGTTTATCTCCTATACATATTCTAATTCTGATCCACTATCACTGGCAAGAGTACACAACGACAGTTAGGGTGGCTTGGCGGGCCTACCATAGGCTCGTAGTCTACCTTAAGCGTGTGTGTCACTGGCTTGCCTGCTTTACTGGTTGTCGTCACCTCTAGCCTGTCGCCCAACTCCACAAATGGTTTGTTTAGCTCCACGATCTTACCGTTAAGGCTTTGACAGAATGGGCAGGCGTCACCTAGCTTGGTGTGCCACTCTTTGCCGGTCACAATGTCTGAATCATCCCAGCCGTATATGTCTGCCTGGCTAGCCGCTCGTACACTCTCAGTGCGCGCAATGCGGTCTGCCCGCTTGCTGCTCATGTCGCCAAAGATATTCTCGACACGTGCACGTAGCTCGTTGCGGCTCTCGCCCTTGTCGATACCCTCGGCTAGCGTCAGTAGTATCTGCTTCTGGCTCTCGTCGTTAATGTCCACTGCGATCTTGCGTGCGCGCTGCTTCACAAACTCAGAGACGGCCGGCACGTCTTTAGGCGGCTTAAAGTTCGGCAGTTGCGCCCAGGCGTCCTTGATCTGCTCTTTCATGAGCGTGGTGTATAGCGGCATGAGTGCATCTTGCAAGTTAATGTCCCACTGGTCATCACTCATAATGAGCGCTAGCTGCTTGTAGACAGGGTCAATGTCACGCTTCGCTAAGCTACGGTTACCGTCTTCTACTTCGTTTAGCTCTTCAATGACAGCCTTGCGCTGCGCTTCAAAGTGCTTGCGGGCGGCCTTCCTAAAGCTTGCCTCGTACTTATCTAGCCGTGGCTGCATGTCTGCCACCCGCTTTTCACCTTGCTGGAATCTATCAGCGGCTCGCTTCTCTACTCTCTTTTTTTTTGATTAGCTGCGC